CATCTCACGCGAGACCTTTGATTCGGTGCAAGCCTTGCTGGATGAAACCCGCCGTACCCGAAAGCCGGGCAAGGCGCGGCCCGCTCATACGGGCGCACCGTTGTGCGGACTGATCTTTGATAGTGCCGGGCAGGTGATGTCGCCGGTCAATGCTAGCCGCAAGGGCGGAGCCACCTACAGGTATTATGTCTCAACGGCGGTTCAGAAGGGGCGCAAGTCTGAAGCCGGTGTGCATCCACGCGTGTCTGCACCGGTGATCGAAGAAGCCGTTCACAAGGCGGTGGCTCCCTTGCTGGAGACCAACACATCTCCAACCTGGGATCAGGTGCGAGATGTGATTGACCGCATCGAGGTGCAGCGCGAGGGGCTGAAGATCAGGCTGGATCCGGCACGCCTTACCGAATGCCCCATCAGCGATGCGGGAAAGATGCGATTGGCGCAACTGGATCAGGAGCAAAACCAGCCGGTGATTCTCTGTCCGATCCAGATCACCAAACGCGGTGGACTGACGGTGCTGGGTCCCAATGGCACGGATGCCATCATCAAGCGCAATCTGGACCCGGCGCTCAGTTCGGCACTGGTCAGGGCTGAGGCCTGGAAGCGCAAACTTTTGAGCGGCGAGGTGACGCGTTTAGAAGACCTGGCCCGCGCTGAAGACATCAACTCGACCTATGCCACGCGCATGCTTCGGGTGGCTTTCCTGGCTCCGGAGATCAAGGCGAAGATCCTTGAGGGCGTGAGCGACGAGCATCTGACTTTGCAGAACATCATGAGGCAGGATGTTCCGCTGGATTGGGATGATCAGCGAGCTCTGTTTATGGGCTGATCTTCTCCCTGTTATCGTGATTTAAATCCCTGATACGGCCGATTTATTCACTGCTCGGCCGTTTTATTTTCCCTGTTAATTTGTAAGGGAAATGAGCTGCTGCACTATGAAAAGCCCCGCTACGGCGGGGTTTTCTCTGTTTGGCGTCAGGCTCAAAATACCAAAACACAGGCGATATTCCCTGTTATTCCCTGTTAACAGGCAAAGGACACGCCAAACCCTAGCGCCGCTAAGCAAACGGAGACGAGCAGGAGAATGAGGGGCATATCTGCGCCATCAGCCGTCTCTGGAGACGGCAAATAGCCCGAAAGGGCTGTGCAAGTATCGGTAATGTCGGGGGTATTTGCGGGCGACCCGCATAGCCCGCGTTAGCGGGTGAATAGATGGCGGACAGAGAGGCAGCCGTCTTTGTCTACAAAAACAATGCGATATGACGGATAACCCCCATAGAGAGCCCCTTTGATCGCATAGGGAAATCTGTCGCGTTGGCTACCTGATTTTAGACGTCACCAGATACAGAAAACCCCGCTCGTCGGGGCAGGAGAGCGGGGTCTTCAAACCATGGTTGGTGCAGATGTCGGGGCGCGACCTGCCAAAAGAGAGTGGCATACGGCATCGGTTGGGGCAAGAACGTTTGTGTGCAAAACAAGAACAAAAATCGAACCTATTCTTGACGCCAGAGCCTTTCGCCCATACCACTCTACGCTGATAAGCCAGCAGGGCGGTTGAGGTGGCCCTGACGATACAGCGGTCGGGGCATCCACGACGGCGTTGTAAATCGAAAGCTGGCTACCGTGGGCACCGATCCAGCCAGCACCCCGGTCCTAAGGAGAGAGGGGGATGATCGGCGGGACGCAGCAGTCTCGGAAGTAGTCTCCAAGCTCATCGCCGCTGTGGCAGATGGGCGTCCAAAGCGCCTCAGTCGGCTCCGGTCAGCAGACAGCGTGAGGACGGACCAAACCTTCAGATCTTCGGGTCTGTGGGTTTGGGCACTCGTCCTCGACCTTCAGGCCTAGTCTCACCATTCAGCAGTAACTACTAAGACTCGACATCTCACAATATAACTGAGTAGGGGCGCTACTACACAAACCCCCGTTCAATGCTGTTTTCACGATGTTTGGCCTCTGAAAACCTATCGCGGTCGGTTTCCAAAAAATTTTCGCGCGGTATTTGGGTTGGGGTCATGCCCTGCCGCGAGGCAAGCGAACACATTGAGAACATCTGAGCATTTGTGGTATCAGAGGGGCTTAGCGAAACAGCTCTGAGCGCCTTATGGTCACCCCCGAATATGCCCAGCCAGATCGCCTATTCGGTGCCAAGGAAATCGCTGCCCATTACTTCGGTGATCCGGCCAAGGCGAAGAAGGTCTACAACCTGTATCACCGGTGCCGGGAGCCTTACCGCTTTCCGATCTACAAGCTGAATGGTGAGCTGGTGGCCAAGCGATCGGAGATCGAGGCTTGGGAGAGGGCCCAGCGACAGATTGTCAGCAATGATAATGATTGTGCCGAGCGTCTGAACACCTAACTAGGTACACTTGGCCTGTTGGTGGCTATTGGGGAGAATAATATTGGCTGGCCTTGTAGAAGAACTTCAGCGCGATGCTCTGGACCCCAAAACCTCAATTCCCATGCTTCTACGCAAGGTTAAATTGGTAGCCGTGAAATTGCGCTTAGATGGTATCGGGGAATGGGTTGATGCAGAGCTTACGGGGTATGATGGGGAGACGCCCAGTTACCGGGTGAGATCAGGTGCTGTGCGCTGGTGGAACCCGCATCATGGTTGGCTTCCAGTTTCTGGACGCGATGCACTGATGGCCAAAATCAGTGAGAAGCGGGTGGGTGAATCCGTTAGTGCACTCGAGGCTTTGGCTGCATCGGGGGATGATACATTCCATATCCCTTTGTCTGATGATCTAGCGGCGATGCTTCTCAAAATTGATTTTTTTGGGACGCCGAAGATGGCCGTTTTCTTCGACAAAAATGTTTTCACGGATATCCTAGATCAAGTACGCACTCGTGTTCTCGAATGGGCCCTCGAATTAGAGCAAGCTGGCATTGTAGGAGAGGGCGTCAGTTTCAGCCCGGCAGAGAAAGCAAGAGCTGAGCAAGTGAATATCAACATTCATACTATGAACGGCGGCAACTTTCTGGCTGGCGATGTGTCAGGCCCTAACGCTCGCGCCAACCTAGGCAGCACGGACAACTCGACAAACAACATTGGTGACACGCTCACGCAACTCAGCGAAGCCATCCAATCTGACGTTGGGAATGCGACGGATCGTGATGCAATGCTTGAGGCAGTTCGCGATATGAGAAGCGCCAAAGAGAAGGGCTCATTTGCCGCGGGTTATCATAAACTCATCTCTTCGGCTGCCGATCATATGGCCGTCCTCACGCCATTCCTTCCGGCGTTAGCTACAGCCATGGCCTCCGCAGGGTAGGGGCGGTCAAAGACTTTGAGTTTTTGCTTAAGGACCGGCGGGGGCAGACAAAACGAAAAGTCATGGGATTGGACTTTTTTCTAGCGCCGCCGACTGAGCAACGCTGAGCAATATAGAGCACCGCCCTCCCTGTGGGCTTTTACAAGCCGGACAATGGCCTCGCTGATTAACAGACGAGGCCATTTTGCTGAGCAGGGCTGCAAGACTTCTCGGGCTAGAGGCTAAGGCCCCGCCATCGGTTGCGCCTGATGCGGCCGATAGTGAATCCGCGTCTTGGTTGTCGGAACTCTTCGGTGCCCGCCGTAGCGTGACCGGTGTGTCTGTGACGCCCGACAGTGCCATGCGATGCCCAACGGCTTATGCCTGTGTCGCGGTCCTGTCTCAGGCGGTCGCACAGCTCCCATTGCATCTATACGAGCGCACTGAGGACGGTGGCAAAGAACGCGCCTCAGAGCACCCACTGCATGCCCTGCTGAGCGATCAGCCGAATGAGTGGACATCGGCCTTTGAGTTCCGTCAGGCGATGATGTCGTCGGCCCTTCGATACGATCAGGGCGCGTTCGCTTGGATTGGTCGCGCTGGTGGCGACATTCAGGAACTTGTTCAGATCACCTCATCTGCGGTTTCAGTTGAGACTGATCCCTACACCCGCGAGCCGGTCTACAAGGTCACTGAGCGGAACGGCCGTCAGCGCACCTATGACCGCACTGACATCCTGCACCTCAAGCCGCTGGACGGTATCGCCCCGCTGACCGCTGCCCGTGAAGCCATCGCAGTGATGATGGTGATGGAGCGTCACGCAGCCAAGCTGTTTGGTAAGGGGGCGCGGCCATCCGGTGTCCTGACCCTTCCCAAGGGCTTGTCAGTCGATGCCATCAAGCGGGCCGCTGCGTCTTGGAACAAGGCTCACGGTTCGGATGGAGCCAGCGGCACGGCCTTCATGGAGGACGGCACGACTTGGCAGCAGCTTCAGTTCTCGTCTGTCGATGCTCAGTTCATGGAGCTGCGCCGCGAACAGGTGATCGACATTGCCCGCCCGTTCCGCATCCCACCGCCTCTGTTGCAGGAGCTGGGTCGTGCGACTTGGAGCAACACCGAACAGCTAGGCCAGCAGTTCCTGACCCTCTGCCTCATGCCTTGGCTGAAGCAGTGGGAGGGCGCGATCCGCCGTTCCCTGCTGAGCGCGGAAGAGCGTCAGACCTACTTCGCTGAATTCCTCGTAGACGACATCGTGCGCGCCGATCTGGCGGCCCGCATGGCTGCTTATGCCCAAGCCATCACCAACGGTGTTTTGAACCCGAACGAGGTTCGCGCCATGGAGAACCGCACGCCTTACGCAGGCGGTGAAGAGTTCCGGCGTCCGATGAATACCGAGAAGCCGGGAGCCGCCGAATGAGCGACAACCTCGCCCCTATCGAACTGAAGGCCATCAGCGAGACCGGAGAGATCGAGGGTTATGCCTCGACCTTCGGCAACCGCGATCTAGTGGGTGACATCGTTCAGCCGGGCGCCTTCACCAAGTCCCTGAAGGGCCGCGTCGCCACCGACGTCCTGATGCTCTGGGGCCATGACCATCGCCGACTGATCGGCGTGTGGACCGAGATCACCGAGGACAACATTGGCCTGAAGGTGAAGGGCCGGATCATGACCGAGACCCGCGACGGGGCTGAGGCTTTCGCGTTCGCCCGTGCCGGTGCCGCGCGCAGCCTGTCCATAGGCTACCGCACCATCAGATCCCGACAGGACCGCGAGCGCAAAGCCCGCCTGCTGGATGAAGTTGACCTTGGCGAGATCAGCCTCTTGCCGACCGGAGCCAACCCTCGCGCCCGCGTCGAGCGCGTGAAATCCCATTGCCCCGACCGCGCGCGCCGGTTGGTGGCCCAGCTCAACGCGGCTGCTGCCGCCCTGCGCGCCGGAGAATCCTAATGCTGAAGCACGACACCCGCCCTCTGGAAACCAAAGGAGCGCCTGAAGACGGCGACGATCTGGAGGTCAAGGAGGCCTTGGCCAATCTGGAGAAGTCCGTCGATGACCGCGTTAAGGCGGCCGTCGAGAAGGCTACTGCCGGTCAACCCACGGCTGATGAGGTCAAGGGTCTGAAGGCTGAGATCGCTGCGCTGAAGCGTCCAGGTGCCGACGACGCCAACGATGAAGAACCCGCTGAGGTGAAATCCTTCTGGGGCTTTGTTCGCGGTGGCACCGAAGCTCTGGAAGCCGAAGAGCGCAAAGCCCTGATCGTGTCCGACGACACGCGTGGTGGCTTCCTAGCTCCTGAGCAGTTTGAGGCCCAGCTTCAAAAGGAACTGGTCGAGATCAGCCCGATCCGTTCGGCAGCTCGCGTCACCCCGACTAGCGCCGGTCGTATCACTTGGCCGAAGCGCACCGGCACCATCACCGCCAAGTGGGTTGGTGAAACAGAGGAGCGTTCCAAGACCGAGCCTGCCTACGGTCAAGCCGCCCTCGATGTGCACGAGATGGCTGCCTACATCGATGTCTCGAACTGGATGCTGGAAGACAGCGCCATTGATCTCGCCTCCGAACTGGCCAGTGATTTCGCTGAAGAGTTCGGTCGCCTTGAAGGTGTGGCGTTCACCAGTGGCGACGGCAACAAGAAGCCTACCGGTGTCCTATCGGATGAGACGATTAAAGCTCTGGCCAACGGTCATGCCGCAAACCTGTCTGCCGAAGCCTTGATCGGTCTTCTGTATGACCTGCCGGCAACCTACCGCAATCGTGGCTCGTGGATGCTGAACGCCACGACGCTGGCCACGATCCGCAAGCTGAAAGACGGCGATGGCCGCTTCCTGTGGCAGCCCTCGTTCCAAGCTGGGCAGCCGGAAACCATTCTTGGCCGTCCAGTAGTCGAGGCTGTGGACATGCCTGACATCGCCAACGGCAAGACCCCGATCCTCTACGGCGATTTCAGCATCGGTTACCGCATCGCTGACCGTGTCGGTCTGTCGATCCTGCGCGACCCCTACACCATGGCCACCGAGGGCTTGGTCCGCTTCCACGGTCGCCGTCGTGTCGGTGGTGGTGTCGTCCGCCCCGATGCCTTCCGCAAACTCAAGATGGCTGTGAGCTGAGGAGAAGACTGATGCGTGAACAATCCAACTCTTTGAAGATCGTCTCAGCTATCGCTCCGGCGGTCTATACGGCGGACCCTACTCCGGTCACGATCGACCGTCAGGGCTTCGCCTCTGCCACCTTCGCCATCCACGTCGGCGCGGGCGGCATCACCTTCAGCGGCACCAACAAGATCGAGTTCGTCCTAGAGGAGAGCTACGACGGCACTGATTGGAACCCTGTGCTTGCCAAGGATGTCGTCGGTCCCAAGCTAACGGCAGACGACGGCATCGTGCTGGCCCTTAAAACAGCACATGCCGACGCGTCAGTGACCAAGCTCGGTTACATAGGTGATGCCCGCTATGTGCGCCTAAAGGCTGATTTCAGCGGCACGCATGGCACTGGAACGCCTCTGGCAGCCGAAGCTATCTTTGGCCGCCCAGCGCACGCACCGGTGACCTGATGCCTATGCGGGCTCCGAGCATCTGTGGCTGTGGCCGGGTAACTCTGACGGGGCGTTCTTGCCCCGCCTGTAGTGCTGCACGCGCCAAGGCTTACGATGCTCGGCGTCCGTCTGCTCGTGAGCGTGGCTACACCTCGAAATGGCAGACCGAAAGCAAGGCTTTTCTTGCCCAGCCCGAGAACCGTTTCTGCGCCTGCGGCTGTGGTCGTGAGGCCGACATGGTTGACCACATCATCCCACACAAAGGCGACAAGGCGCTGTTCTGGCGTCGGTCCAACTGGCAGCCCATGGCGTCATCGCCCTGTCATGCCTCAATGAAGCAGAAGCAGGAGCGTGCCCATGGCCGGTAATGCTGTCGTTGGCGCACTGCGCGTCACCCTCGGGCTGGATAGTGCCGCCTTCGAGAAGGGGCTGACCGAAGCCCAGAAGAAATTCCAAGACCTCGGCAAACGCTTCGAGAGCGTCGGCAAGGGGTTCAGCAACGTTGGCAAGCTAATGACTGTCGGCATAACCGCGCCTGTCATGGCTGCGGTGGCCGGTATCGCAACAGCTACAAATCAGGTTGCCGAGAGCATCAGCGAGATGCGGGCGGAAGCCGAGACGGCCGGTGTATCTTTTGAGGGGTTTCAGAAGCTCTCCTATGCTGCCGAAAAGAACCAAGTCAGCGTCGAGGCCCTGACCGATGGTCTGAAGGAGATGCAGCTCAGGGCTGACGAGTTCATTGCGACGGGCAAGGGCTCTGCGGCTGATGCATTTGCCCGGCTGGGCATGAGCGCAAAAGACCTGTCCAAAGGCCTGAAGGAGCCTGAACAGCTTTTCCAAGACCTGATTGGCAAGCTGTCGAAACTCGATACGGCGGCGCAAATCCGCGTGGCAGACGAAATCTTTGGCGGGACCGGCGGTGAGCAGTTCGTGCGTCTGCTCAAGGGCGGTGCCGAAGGCCTGCAACAGCTTCAGGATGAGTTTGTCGCCATGGGCGGGGTGGTGTCGTCAGGTCAGGCCGATGACATGCGGGCCTATCAGGAGGCCATGAAGGACATCGGGCGGGCCATGCAGCAGGTGGTTGTTGCCATAGCTGGCTCTGGCCTGATCCAGTTCATCACCGATCTTGCCACCAAGTTTGCCACTTGGGTTCGTGGGCTCTCGAAGCTCAATCCGGAACTTGTGAAGTGGGGGGCAATCGCTGCCGGTGTTGGCGCGGCTCTGGGCCCTATTCTTATCGCCGTTGGCGCTCTCATCTCTTCGATGTCTGCCATCATCCCTGTGGCGGTCGCTGTCGGCACGGCTCTCCTGGGCCTGCCGCTTCTCCCTATCATCGCGGGTGTTGCCGCTGTGGTGGCCGCATTTGTTCTCTTCAAGGATGATGTTGTCGCCGCCGTGAAGACGCTTTGGGCGGGCCTGTCTGAGACACTTGGTCCGAAGATGGCCCCGCTGTTCGATGCCCTGAAATCTATGGTGGGGGCTGTTGGTTCGGTATTCGGTGCCATCTTTGGCTCGGGCGGATCGTCCTCGGTGGACCTGACAGAATGGGGCCGGGTGATTGGCCGTGTGCTGGGTGCCGCTGTCGATCTGCTGACCGGTGCTGTAAAGGTCATCACTAATATTTTCCGTGCACTTGGAGCCCTGCTGCGCGGTGATTTCAGCGCCGTGTGGGGGCATCTCTGGCAGGCCGTAAAAGCGGCTGTGTCAGCCATTGGCAACGCCTTCGAGACCTTGTTCCCCGGCGTGATTGAATCCGTCCGCAAGATGGTGGCGGGCGTGACGGGTTGGTTGCAAGGTAAACTGTTCGACGTTCTCAAGGGCGTGATCAGCAAGGTGAAGGCCGTCTCGGATGCCTTCTTCAAGCTCTACGACGCTGTGGTCGGTCACTCCTACGTCCCAGACATGGTGACCGAGGTTGGCCAGTGGATGGCTAAGCTCGATGACAACATGGTCAAGGTTGCCGTGAAGGCCACGCAGACCGCCGCCGAGGCGTTCGAGGCCATGCAGGAACGTGTGTCGCGGGCCATGGAAGGCCTGATGACGGATCGCGAAAAGCTGGATCTAGATTTCAGACGTGACGTGAAAGAGTTGGACGATCTGCTGAAGGCTGGACCAGCCAAAGGCGGGATCAACCGAGAGCAGTATGACGAACTGCGTGGCCGTCTTGATCGTCGCTATCGCCTCGACAGCGCGGGCATGGATGCCAAGGGTCTTTCCGGTCCCAAGGATACAGACATCGAGGGGCTGAATGAGCGCGGCTCACAGGTTCTTACCGATGCTTGGGAACGCATGAACCAGGCGATCCATGACAGCCGCGAGAAGTTCGCTGATGCCTTCTCCTACGGCATGGACGCCGCCATGCGCGGTGACTGGCAGGGCGTGCTTAGAGCCATCTTTGGTGACGTGCTGGACGATGCCTTCCGCAACATCGGTCGCATGATTTTTGATAAGTCCGGTGGGGGCAGTGGTGGCTTTAACTGGGGCTCTCTTCTGGGGGGCTTCAAGATTCCGGGCTTTGCTCGTGGCGGCTCCTTCACCGTTGGCGGTTCGGGCACCACTGATAGCAAGCTGGCCATGATGAGGGTGTCACCACGCGAACGCGTGGACATCTCGACCGTTCGCCAACAGCGTCAGGGCTCAGGCGGTGGCGACAGCTATACCTTCAGCGGCAACATGATGACCCCCGAGTTTTGGCGTCAGATCAAGGGGGAGATCGCTGCGGGAGAAAGTCGCGCCAATACGTGGGCCACCAAGAATGTGCCTGCACTTGCTCAATCCCAATCAGCGCGTCTGCAGATGAACCAAATTGGCAGGAGGAAGCGTTAGGCCATGGCTGTTGATCTTACCCTTGCCAAGCAGCACCTCGGGATCGGGCATGACCATCAGGACGCTCTGATTACGGCGCAACTGGCGACCGCAGACGATGCCTGTCAGCGATATATCGGCACCGAGGACCAGCCCGACCCGCTGCCCCCTATCTTTGACCAAGCCGTCTTGATGACCCTTGCCGCTCTCTACGAGGGGCGTGAGGGCGCGACCATTCCGGATGAAGCCCAAACTCTTCTGGCCGATCTGCGCCCATGGAGGTTTGGATGAGGCTGGGCCAGTTCGATACCTACATTGAGGTAGAGCGCGAAGGCGTGACAGGCCGCGACGAGTTCAACGCGCCTGTGCTTGGCTGGGCACCAGTGGCTCGTGAAATGGCCCAGCGTGTTCAGGCGAGTGGGCGAGAGTTCATTGCCGGTGATGCCATCAGCAATGATGAGCGTGTGGTGTTCCGTCTGCATTGGGTGCCGGGTTTAACCACCAAAGACCGAGTGAGCTGCGAAGGTCGGTCCTACAACATCCATGAGGTGCGCCCGCTGGGTCGGAACAAGTTCATGGAACTGCACACCGTGGGGCGTTCGGTATGAGCCGCCGCACAGTCAAAACCTCAGGCTTCAAGGAACTGGAACGCGCCCTTAGCGACTTGAAGGTGACGACGGCCCGAAACATCGCGCGCCGCGGTCTGAAGGAAGTTCTTGAACCGGTGGCCGAGGGGGCGCGGCAACGTGTTCCCACTCTGAGCGGTGACCTCAAAGAGAGCATTGTCGTCACCACCAAGAACCCGAAACGCAATCGCAAACGGTCCAAGATCGAGGCCCACGCGGGTCCGGGCAATCATCCCCAAGGTGTTCAGAGCGAGTTCGGCAACCACAACCATGGCCCTCAGCCCTATCTGCGCCCTGCATGGGAAGCCGAGGAGCCCGGATTGCTGCCTGCCTTAGCCTCTGTGGTTCGTCAGGAGATCGACAAGGCCACCCAACGCGCTGCCCGCAAGGCGGCGAGAGGCAAAGGAACCTGACCATGGAAGAAACCCTATCTGCCCTGCTTCTGGGTAATGCTGAAATAGCGGGCATGGCGGGCGAGCGTGTGAACTGGTCGGTACGCCCGACGGATGACATGCCAGCCATCACCATGCACCGGATCAGCGGCCGACGTGATGCGACCAATGAAGGGCGCTCTGGTCTGGTTAGCAGCACGGTTCAGATCGACATCTGGGGCGCGACTTACAAACAGGCGAAGTCGCTTGCGCGCGCCGTTATCCGCGCCTTGCCCGGTACGCCATCAGGCGAGCTTCAGGGCCTTTTCATCGAAAGCGAAAGCGACAGTTTCGAGGGCGTCGATCCGTCCCCGCTCTACCGCACCCGCTTGGATATTTCAGTCTGGCACAAGGAGAACTAAGCCATGGCTACTGCCGCCAGCATCGGTAACGGTGCACAGTTTCAAATCGAATCCGTAACACCGGGCACCTTTACGGCCATTTCCGAGGTGTTCGACATCACGCCGCCGAACGAGACGGCTGATGTGATCGATGTGACGAACCTTCAAAGCACACAACGCGAGTTCATTCTGGGTCTAACCGATCCGGGCGAAACGTCATTCGAGATGAACTTTGTCCCCGGCTCAGCAAGCGAAACCCTGCTGCTTGCGGCCAAGGCATCACGCACCTCCAAGCAGTTCCGCATCGTGTTCCCCAACCTCTACACTTGGACCTTTGGCGGGCTGGTGACAGGCTACGAGCCCTCAATGCCGAACGACGACAAAATGACCTGCACCGTGACGATCAAAGTCACAGGTTCGGTCACGCGCGCGGCGGGGGAATAAGCGATGAGCAATCCTCTCAAGGGTGAAGTGACTTTCGATGCCCAAGGTGAAACCTATACCTTGGCCTTTCCGATCAACTCGCTGATTGCTCTGGAAGAGCGACTAGGCTGTGGCATCGTCAACATCGGGGATCAGCTCAACGCCGGTGCCACAATGGGGACCATTCGCGCTCTGTTTTGGGCTGGACTGATCGCTAACCACAACCTCACAGAAGCTGATGCTGGAGAGTTGATGGATGAAATCGGTTTGGCCGAGGCTGCCACTCTTGCCGGTCAGTCACTTTCGCAATCTATGCCGAGCGCAGGGGGCGGTAAATCCAGTGCGCGCCCTCGGAAGGCGGCGGTTGGGACTGGGAAGGTCTCCTGATCTCATGGTGCAGCTTGGGCGAAATGCCAGAGACATTCTTCACCCTGACACCACGGCTTGTGACGGTCGTGGTGGAAGGGCGAGAACGTCTGCGGCAAACCGAGTTCGAGCGCTTGGCTTGGGCTGTGCACCAGAACGCCGCCTTGCAACTATCAGATCCCAAGAAGTTCCCCAGATTGGCAAGTTTCATGGGGCATCCAAAGCCCAAGGCATCGAAGGCCTCTTCTGTCGATCGCATGATGTCCATTGCCAATATGTGGAACGCGGCCATCAATGCGGCGGTGGCCGATGAGAGGGGGCAAGCCAAACCTGAAGCCTGAGCAAAGGCCGATGGATCAAGCCCCTAAGGCTCCGTCATGGCTGGCCAAAACAGCGAGGGCAGAATGGGAGCGCGTTGCTCCTGTTCTGGTTGAGCGCAAGATTCTGACGGAAGCCGATCTTGGCAGCCTCGAAAGCTATTGCGTGGCCTACGGTCAAGTCAGGGACTGTCAGAAGACCCTGACCGATCTGGGCAGCGCGTTCTTTGCCGGAGACAACGGCGCACCCCGCCCGCACCCAGCAATCAGGGTGATGCATACGGCCATGACGATACAGCGTCAGTTGGCTGCTGAGCTGGGCCTGACACCTGTGTCGCGGTCACGTCCTGCCATTGCAGATGATGTGCCTGATGAGGGAGGCTTCGGTGACTTGGTGGACTGACGAAAGCCCCTTGGCTGATCCTCACGGCAAGGGCGACAGGGCTTTGCGCTTCCTCCAGCTTCTAAGGCTGCATGAGGGCAAACTGGCAGGCCAGCGGTTCAAGCTGGCGAGATGGCAGCAACGCATCATCAAGCGCATCTATGGCGACACTGCAGAGGACGGCCGGCGCAAGATCAGGACCGTGTTCATCCTGCTGCCACGCGGGAACGGTAAGACGACGCTCTGCGCCGGTGTTGGGCTGTTGCACACGGTCGGCCCAGAGCGAGAGGCCGGAGGGCAGGTTGTGGTTGCTGCCTCTGATCGTGAACAGGCCTCAATCGCATTCAATGCCGCCTCGGGTATGGTCACTCAAGACCGCGAGCTGAAGAGCCGCCTGAAGGTGCTGCCCAGCTATAAGGCGATACAGCACGCGGGTTCGCGCTCAACCTTCAAGGCCATCTCACACGAGGCTTACACCAAGCACGGCCTGTCGATTTCTTGCCTGATCGCAGACGAGGTTCATGCATGGCCGAAACGCGAGCTGTGGGACGTACTGCGCGGCTCAATGGGCAAGCGCGAAGAGCCTCTGACTATCGTCATCACCACGGCGGGCAAGGGTATCAAGGGCCTTGCCTATGAGCTCTACGACTATGCCAAGAAGGTTGCCTCTGGTGCGATCAAAGACGACACCTTCCTGCCTGTAATATTTGAGGCAGACAAAGACGCCGATTGGCAGGACGAGAACCTGTGGCGCGAGGTGAACCCTGCCATTGATGCGGGCTTCCGACGCATTGAGGAGATGAGGGAGAGCGCCCGACAGGCTGCTGAAATCCCTGCCCAGCGTGAAGCCTTCAAACAGTATTACCTCAACATGTGGAGCGATGGAGCACCTGACCCATGGCTCGACATGGATGTTTATGACCGTTGCGGTGACCCGATCGATGAGGAAGCGCTTCTAGGGCAGCCCTGCTGGCTCGGGGTGGACCTGTCCTCAACCCAAGACCTGACGGCTGTTGTGGCGGTATTCAGGCGTGATGACGGCGGTTACATCCTGGTGCCTCACTTCTTCTGCCCAGCCGACAACCTCGCCAAGCGGCAGGAGCGCGATCAGATCCCGTATGTGCGATGGGCCGAGGAAGGGCACCTGATAGCGACGCCCGGCAACGTGGTGGACTATGCCTTTGTGGAAGAGGTGATTGCCGACATTGCCGAGCGGTACCGGATTCAGGAACTGGCCATCGACCCCGCCATGAGTGCGGGCATCGTGCCACGCCTTCAGGACCTCGGGATCAATGTCGTCCAGTTTCGTCAGGGCTGGATCAGCATGACGCCAGCAGTCAAGGAAACCGAGCGTTCCCTCTTGGCTGGTTTGGTGCAGCACGGTGGGCATCCGGTCCTGCGTTGGAACTTCAGCAATGCCGTGATCGACACCGGCCCGATGGGCGATACAGCCCGTTTCAGTAAGGCCCGCTCTGCCGAGAAGATCGACGGGGCAGTGGCTGCCGCCATGGGCATTGCCCGCGCCCAAGCATCCGATACCGGACCCTCAATCTTTGAATCCGATTGGGTCGGAGAGATCAGCTTTGCATAGGAGACTGAAATGACGCTCACCATCACATCCATCACCCGCCTGAACCGCGAGCCGAACAAGAAGGGCGTCAAGCATCTGGCCCATTGCTCGGTGCACATCGGGGGCCTGATGACCTTACACGGCTGCCTGTTGGTTGAGCACCCGGAAGCCGGTCGCGTGATCTGGTCACCGGTGCCGCAAGGCCGCGCCGGTCTGTTCGAGGTTTCGGTGCGGTTGGAAGACGACCTGCGGAGCGCCATCGCTGATGCAGCAGGTGCAGCCTATGACGCCCTTGTCGCGAACGACAATCGAGCCAGCCCTGTCATCAGTGCGGCCGTGGCGTTGGTGCGCGAAATCGAGGCGAGGGATGGGGCTTAAGAGAAAGGGGTGTGCTCAAAACTAAGCAAACCCCTCGCTTATCGCACAATCTTAAAGCCCCATGAGATAACGTTCGGATTCATCCCCTTGGCGACTCTTCACCACTAAACCAATCAGTGAAAGCCTCGGCTTAAATGACCTGACGATGAAATAGCGCTTCGTTACTTCGTGCAGGGTATAGGAAGACGGGTTCAAGGGATCGTCACCCTGAATCACTCCAGGGGAAGCGATGATGTCGCCAACCTCGGGAATTTTGCCGCCGAAGAACTCAGGTCCGTAATCTTCACCGATTGAATCGTACCTGCCTTTGCTTTCAGCGAACAGGCGAATAATCGTTTCATCACTCATCTGCGCTACCGATCAACACATTGATGTTTAGCGGAGCCGAGGCGTCAAAATCCACAGGGCTGGCAGAGTGGAAGCGCGACGAGCCGACATTCACCACGAGTTCCTTTTCGGCCGACGCAGCCAGCTTAAGTAGCGGGGCATCCCACGCGATGACCTTATAGGATGAGGTGCCGAAGCCATGCTCTGTCTCCATGGCGAAGCTGTAGGATTTGCCAACCTCAAACACCTCGGCGGCCCTTCGCTGCTTTCAGGCATTCTGCATACAGGTCAAGGGCGAAATCCTTTACTGAGACGGTGCTATCCGAGGAACGCTTGTGACCGTTACGAATGATGTAAGTCATTAAGTCGAAAGCCACACGTGCAGGCGTTCCGGCGTCCCCGCCGGTGTTTTCTTGATCAGCCATTGAGGTGTTTCCTTTGCTGTTGGTGGGTCTTTAGCCCTACAGCCAAGGTGGGACTGCTCGCTCAGAGGCGCAAGAGCGAACGATGGTTGCCCACAGTTCAGTCACCGCGCTGTGGGATCAGCGCTTTCACCTCGAGAACCTTTTCGCCCACGACCACAGTCCGATGAATGAATTGCTCTAGCGATTGCAGAAGCTGCCCGAGCTGCTCGTCGGTTGGGTTCCAGGCGCGATGAGCAGCCGCACTGCCGGCGTCGACTACTGTGTTTAGAATATCCGCCTCGGTCGCACCGATGAAGCCGCGCTCGTTCAAGGCCTTCACCTTGGCGGCCAACGGCTGGTTCTCGTCCACAGCGTGGTAACTCACGACCCGATCAAACGCAGTGCGAAGGCCGGTTGCTGCCAAAATATTCGAGCGACGCTCTACGGCGTCATAGACCTCAGATAGGATTTTCTCGAGCTGGGGATCCTTCCTTGCGATTGACCACACCCAATCCGGTTTTCGAGCCTTCTTTTCAGGCTGCGGATAGGTCTCCACGTGTTCGACGACTTCCATCTGGTAGTTGCCGGCGCTGTCAAATACTGGATTTAAAACCTGATCATCCCAGCTTAGCTGGTGGTAGAATACGGTTTCGCAGCCTCTGCACTCGAGCAGCCGATGAGTGATGCAACCTGCGGCCGAGTGCTCGCCGTCAGACCATTCCCAAGGCTTTCTCACGAGGCCCGCGAGGTTGCACACCCGTTCTCCGTCGCACCGGGGGCAGTGAGCTTTGAAAGTGTCTACGTCAGCCATCTCTGAACCACTGCTTCAGGATTTCACGGATCGCATGCGCCCTGCTGTTCACCGGCTTGCCGCTAAGGTTCGCCTCGCCCTGAAGCCAGCCATCTACCTTAGCCAGCATGTCGGGCTGAAGACGCACCCCAATGAGCTGTCCCTTGCCTGTAGCAGGTCGGCCCCTAGGTTTTTTGTTATCATTAACAGTTGACGTCATAGTTAAAATGATAACATAAATAGCGGACCGAGCAAGCGCTGTAACGCTTTACTCGGCCCTAACCACAACGGATCGTTAGAGGATCGCGTCATGGCTAAATACGCCAATAGCATACCTGTGCCTGAACTGCCTATCTGCCCGCTGCCGGCTAATGCTTCACAGGCATGGCACGAACTTTGGCGGAGCGCGGTGCACACCCATTCTCGCGCCTCAGAAACCATTATGCACGCCTACGCGGCTGGCGTTGAACCATCCGAGCTTGTTTACATCCTGCTCCGTGCGCCCAAGGATCAACTCTGGCCCATGCCGCGCTTTGTATTTGGTGGGGCATACATTAGCCCGGCTCGCGTGTTCGGCCCGAACGGCGAGGTGGCGTCATGAGCGCGGTGGCGCACCACGGTGGCGCACCCATCCTCCGTAAACAGGTCGAGGCCCAGATCGAACGGCTTATCGCGCTTCTGGACGACATCGATGGCGATCCGGATTTTGAAGCCGAGGAAGACAACGACACTTCCGACTATGAGCCGAGCCTTTGTGGTATCAATATGCCCATGTTTTTGGGCTCTGCTGATGACTGCGAAGCCGATGGGCCAGCTTTCAAAATGGACCAATCGGCGGTATTGATGGGGGGATCAAAGCGTGAACAAGAACTATCTCGCAGCCGTTGACTGGGCACCCCAACATGGCCAGAGTCACGACATGGGCTTTTTCAGGGAGAGTAACTGATGGCCTCCCGCGTCGTTCGACAAATCGATCTGACCCGCGTGCTTGATGCGCTGGAAAAGCGCGGCATCGTGCCGACAGCCTTCGATGTTATGCCCGGTGGAACGGTACGCCTTCACCGTGTCCCGCCTCAGGCTGCAAACGACGATACCGCGGTTGCTGAGCAGGAGGCCGCCGCATGGGACGAGGCCTTAAAATAATCGGCTTTCCAAACGTCACGACCTTTCGAGACCGGCACGGCAAAACTCGTTATCGCTACAGGCAAAAGGGCTCTCGGACAGTCTATCTGCCGGGAGTGCCTGGTTCACCAGAGTTTGCGGCTGCTTACGAGGCCGTTGTGGTTGGTGACGGGGCAAAGCTGGTCATAGGGCAGGGGCGCACCAAGCCGGGTACGATCAATGCTTTGGCTGTGGCGATCTATTCCTCTGCTGAATGGTCACTGATGGCCTCAACGACCCAAGCGACCTATCGCGGCATCATTGAGAGGATGCGGACCGACTACGGTGATTTGCCAGTGAGGGGCATACGCACGTCCCATATCCTGACGATGAGGGATAAGCGGGCCGCTACACCGACGGCTGCGAATAACATGGTCAAGGTGCTGCGATGGATGCTGCATTTCGCCGTTGCACGGCAGATGAGGGACGATAATCCAGCGGTGGCCGTTCGGCCCCTCAAGATCGCGTCTGACGGCTTCCACACCTGGACCGAGGCTGAGATACAGACGTTCGAGCAGAAGTGGCCGGTCGGCAGCCGGGAGCGGCTTGCTTTCGATCTGCTGCTCTATACCGCCCAGCGCTCGGGTGACGTACGCCAGATGGGGCGTCAGCATATCAGAGACGGCCGCATTCAGGTCAGGCAGGAAAAGACAGGTGCCGAGCTGGAGGTGCCCATTCACAAAAGGCTAGCGGCATCACTCGCTACTGTTCCGGCTAATCAGATGCTCTTCCTGCAGACTCAAAGCGGCATCGGTTTCACGGCTGGAGGGTTTGGCAACTGGTTCCGTGATTCCTGCCGGACGGCTGGCCTAGCTCATTGTTCAGCCCACGGCCTGAGAAAGTCTGCGGCAACACGTTTGGCCGATGCTGGAGCGACAGAGGCTCAGATCATGTCCGTGACCGGTCACCAGACCTCAAAGGAGGTCCAAAGGTACACTCGGGCGAGGGATCAGAAGCGGCTCGCTGATGCTGCAATGACCATGATCGGTGGCACAGATCAGGAACAAGAAATGGCTAACCTACAGACCCAGTTAGCCAAAAGTGGCGGCAAGTAACTGATTTGTAAGGGCTTTAAAATGCTGGTGGCGGACAGAGAGGGATTCGAACCCTCGATAGAGTTGCCCCTATACACGCGTTCCAGGCGTGCGCCTTCAACCACTC